AGCCTTGCAGTCCCGGTAGAGGATGTTTCCTATGTCGGTAGTTACTATCATTCCACAATCTCCCAATCTTCTGCAAATACATCACTGATAGACGGAACCCATGAATCAGCGCGTCCGGTATTCTCATTGTAAATAAGACACTGGCTTGTGTAGTCAATAAAGCCCTTGCCTTTCAGAATAAGGTCTTTTGCTGATTGCGGAATAGATTGCATCTTGGGGATAATATCACTATCAATATGTGCTGGGACCTGTTTGAACACCATTAATCCTTTTCCGTTCCAACCGCTTCTACGAATTGGAAAACCTGCTTTGAGAGCCATAATAGCCATACCAAAATTCATCTTTATTACTTTTGCACCATCAGAACCTTGCATACGCTGTATGCGAGTATCAAGAAGCCGTATATAGTCGAACATTGTACAACACTGCATTTCCAGTAAACACTTGTTGTACATATCATTAACGACTTCATCCATTTTCCCTGAATCTATGAAAGCGGCTAACTTTACATATCTTCCATTGACTTCTTCGGCTTCTATCTGCATACGGTCAAGTGATGTATCGGCGAGTTTATACGCCTCCTCAAACGGTTCCGCTGGCGACCAACTCTCGTACCCGTCAGCATATTTAACGTGATAACCCATGCGCTTTGCATACTCTGCATCAGGCACTCTGCCAACTTGTAATAAACCTCTTTCATAAGCCTCGCCCATTGTCATAGGTTCTGCTTCAATCTGTTTTGTTCCAATGTACTTTTTCATTTTTCAAATTCTTCTTTTAATCGTTTCTCCGCAAATAAAGCAGCACTACTCAAAACATCATACCCTTTAGATTCTACGAATGATGCGTATTCCGCTTCGTTTTTCAATGTCAAACCGTCTTTATTGACATCGTAATCATTGGACGTTCTCAAAGTGAGTGTATGGTCTTGATAATCCCCATGTTCCTCTGCGTACTTCACGGCTTCATCGCCTACATCAATCATCTTCTTTTCGACCTCCCATTCTCCTTCATCGAAAAAGGAGTCGACATCTGAGAAATCGAAATCTACATCCATAATTCCGAGTAGTTAAAGTAGTTTGTACTCTTTACCGTGTAGACTTCGCCTTGACCTCTTACGCCATCACCATCCATGCAACGTACTTCATCACCAGCCTTGACAGTAATTCTTTTCTCACATACTACATGATAATTCGGACGATACACAGAGCCGTTATCAGATGAAAACTCTTTGGTAGTGTTATCATCACAACGGCACTTGCATACCTTCTGCCAGTATTCACCACCTGTTCCGGGAATAGGTCTGCCAAACTCATCCTTGTCCATCGGGGTGATAACTTTTACCTGCAATATGTGTGGGGCAAATATCATAAGAAAGTCACTTTAGGTTTGTTACCCAGTTCGTCTTTCAAACCGTACTGTTTACACAGAAATGAATAGTAATCCTTAATGCCTTGAATGTTCCAAGACATAGAAAAACCGCTTTCGCTGATGGAAGTGGCACGAAGCAATAGAGAGGGGATGAACTTCGCAATTGCCACCGACACCCGTGTTTGGCAATCCTCGTTCATCTCACCCCCTCCGCTTATCTTTGCGTTCAGACATATATCGAAAAGGTCAGCCTCCGACAAGTTAACGCCGAAGGTCTGAAACTTCTGTAATATATAATCGTTTACTGTCATGCGTTCATCTCACTCAAATCGAAGTTCACAATCAGGTTCGGGTTCGCAATCTGCGGAATCCATTCGGCTGTGTATTCCAGATAGCGACCATTGCCGTCCTTGTAACCTGAAATCAGCATATCGCCATCTGCCTGAGTGTAATTACGTCCCGGTACACCATCCACAGCTTCATAAGGAGTGTGGAAGCGCATATAACCGATTTTATCCTGCGGAAGCAGGGAAATACGACCATCTGCATAAATGGGGATATTCTTACCTGTTTGGTCTACCACATAATCTTCCTTGATTTCAATAGCCGGAAGTCCGATACCCGTAAAAATAGCAGAAGCCAGTTGCGAAGTGATAATCCCGGTGGACATATACATCTCGTTGCCTGTAAGCTGCATCTTGAACTTATCACCGAACTCGCTTGAACCGATGATGTTCTTGACGAATGTGCCACGGCTCATAATCATCTTGGGGAATGTGCCGTAAATAGATTTCAGCTCATTCAGTTTCTGCTGCAAGTAAGTGACGAAATAGTCTTTATCCTCTGTGTCCGGCTTGATAAACTTGAACGGCAAGTCGATGTTCAATAAGTCAATTCCTCCGGCATTGTCGTCCTTGTTCTTCACGCTTGCTGCTCCAGTCATCAACAGAGAGCCTACGATAATGTCCATACGCTTGTGCGGTGCCAGCAATACCTGACGGTAATCGTCATAGATGAAGTCCACGATGTCACGCATGGCTGCTTTCTGGTCTTCCGGTTTGGCGGCATTATACTTATCTATCAAGTCCTGCAAGTCAGACAAACGGTCGATTGAGATTTGATAGCGGTCACCCAAATAGGCAATCTCACCATATCCGGAACCGATATTCCTGCGTTCACGGATAGGCTTTTCGCCATAACGGGAGTTGATGGAACCAGCCATCACGCCAGTAACCTGACCGATGTAGTCTTTAAATACACGAGTAGTAGTCCTACGGAAGCCCAAATACTGCTGCCAATAAATTGTGTCCTTTCTTGTCTTGAGGACACGCTGAATCACTGCATTTACAATGTTCGGGTCATTAAACAATGTATGAATAGTTAGCATCATATATTAGTCCTCCTTTCTTTATTTTGCCATTATACCTGCGTTTTTCAACGCTGTCAATAATCCGTTAAAGTTTTCTACCGACACCGTACCAGATGCATCATTCACTTTGGCTGCCTGCTTTACACCTCCAAGAGCAGAAGTCGTAGCTGCTGTTAAAGTATACTTGTTAACTTGTGCTGCAACCCCATCCAATTTGGCTTTATCTTCCTTGCTCATCAATCCGTCCCGACTGGAAGAAGCCTTAGGAATTGATACAGTGTCTTTTTCTTGTTTGACATCCTGAGCATTAAACTGGAAGTGCGGCATATTCGCCTTGTCAATATCTGCGAAAGGCATTACCAGCTTGGTCGGTTCGATTTCAAACGCACGCATCAAAAGGGAAACCAATACTATGCCATCCTCTACCTGCTTCCTTTCATACAGAGCTGAATTTGCGATAACTTTGGGCGTTGTACCATCTGCGGCTGTCGCTTCGTAAAGAACTGTTCCAGCTTCTAGATTTTCTCCAAAGTCTGCCGCTAACGTCAGCTTATCAAAAGCTTTGTCAGCCTTGTCAATAGCGTTGATTGTCGCTCCATGCGCACCGTTACCCAAGTGCATACCTTTGTAAGCCAAAGAACGTTTCTTGATTTTCAATGTGGTATTGGAGCCTGTCGTAAACTTCTCATATACTTCCACACGGATAGCCACTTGGGATGTTTTCTTCACCAAGTCAGCTGCAATCGGTGTGAATGAGGGCAAGTACGAGCCGACAACGAGGTTGGTTGTGTCCAACTTATACGGACCTCTGCGTCTGCGTCCGGTTTCTACGTCGTAGCGTTCTTCCTGCTCAACTTCCGGTTCAAGATTATACTTAAATCCTGCTGCCATAAAATCACTGTTTTTGTTGTTCTACAATTTCTTTAGTGTCGTCTGCAATCATTTTCGCAAACGCCTGAGTCTCATTCTCCAGTTCTTTTTTTGCTGTATCTGGAGGAACTACACCCTTAAAGCCGTCATTCGCAAACTCCTGCTTCAAGTCCTTGAAGTATGCGTCCAAGTCCTCATCGTCCTTAATGGCGCATCGTTTGGCGTAGTTTTCGGGAATACCATACTCCTTTGCCTTTGCCAAAATCTGCTGGCTACGTGTTGCTTGAGCCTTTTCCGTTTCAAACTGTGTTAGCTTATCAGAAAGGTTCTTGTTGGAGTCAATTAAAGCTTGCGCCCATGCAGGCACATCGTCTTTATTCTCTTCCGTTTTGGTGGTTGTGGTAGTCTCGATTGGCTTACCGTCTTTAAGGTTATGCCTCTTCTCGTAGTTAGTCACTGCCGTTTTTGAAGCATCCCCGGCACGGAAATCACCATAGGAATTAAGCACGTCCGAAAAACTGATACCCTCAACAATGGAGTTTACTTTTGTCTCGTCCGTTACACCCTCTGCCTTTTTGGTGGCAATGCGGGTAAGAATAGCAGTGTCCACCCCAGCGAATTTCTGTTGTAGCCCTGCTAAGATTTGTTCTAAGATTGTCATACCGTATGAATTTGATTTATAAATTTCTACGGTAAATTTCGTTATTTATAAAGAAGGTGAAAAATTATCAGATAGGTGATACACGACAATAAAACGATTGTCGTAAAATGGTATAAAAAAAGGCGTGAAACCGAATGAATCACGCCTAAAATATATCACGACAAAAACTTATACTTATACTCCCAACACTATATTTGCATCAATATTTAGCTTCCGGCTTATCTCACGAGCAACTTTCAAGGTTGGTTCACATTTACCAGATATATAATCACTTAATCGTGATGGGCTGACACCAACCAACTTTGCAAGTGATTTTTGATTAAGCCCCATTTCGTACATACGAAGTTTAAGAACATCCACAAGTGTTGGTTCTCCCAATGCAAAATGTTCTTCGGAATAATCAGCAACCAAATTAGAAAGAAGCTCCAATTCTATGCTATTTGGGTCATTCAAAGGAGTATCATCTTTCACTAATGGAAGAAGTTCCTCTACTCTTTTCACCGCCCATTCATATTGGGCTTGATTTTCTATCTTTGTCATAATCCTAAATATTAGCGCAATCTATTTTATCATATTCTTTATGAGTACCAATAAAGCGAATATACACAAACTGAATAGTGAATTTAATCACTACTACCAAACGATAGTTATTGCCTTTGATATTGAAAACATAGTGTTGATTACCTACACTATCAACGCTATTAAACGTTTTCTTAATATCGGCAAAACAGGTCCACTTGCTTCTTTTCACAATGGTAGTCCATTCTTGCAAAGCGACCTTTGAATCGGGATGGTTCTCTGCATATTCTTTTAATGCTTGTTCGGTAAATATTCTCATTGGTTACTCAATTATCGTGTGACAAAAATACATATATAATTCTATAATTCAAAATTATATTCTAATATTTATAATTTAAAAGAGCAAAAAAAATAGCGGCAACTCTTTGAAGCCACCGCTAACTATTTTTCTTATACTAAAACTATAAGTCCCGTAATTTTTCTAACTAAGAGGCGTTTTTCTTTCCCTTATCTCCGATTTGCTCATTCTTTGCTGCTTGTTCCTCTTTAATTTCTTTCAATTCGCTTTCGATGCGGTCAGCATTTCCGGCAAACATGATACCTTCACGTGTTGACCAAATTCCACCACTGACAGCGGAAACGGCAGTAGTCACCTTATCATTCAAATCATCAATCATATATGGAACCAGTTCTGTTTCTATGTCAATGGTCTGCGATGCCTTGCTAAACTCGGTTGGATTGATAGAGCCTAAAGCGGAAACAATGAAATTTACTCTTCGCTGCAAGAACTCACCGATAACCTCACCGTGATTTTCTACCGCCATATGTGCACCCATAAACATGAAGCGGAAAGCAGTGCCGGAAGCCTTGCCTATGCCTTTCAATGTCTCAAACGATATTCTTGGAGTGTTTGACATATCATAAGCCATATTAGTGAGTGTTTCTGCTTCAAAACGTACCGTATCCGGAACTTGGTTCCACGTCAGATACTGAGCATCCGCACCTTCACCCGTAAGTTTGACCATTCTGTCCTTAACCTTACCCATGAAACCCTCTACATCTCCAATTAGCTTCAGCAGTGGGAAGAAATGATAGTCTATACAATCAGCATAATTAGATAGCAATTTCTCTAATCGGACCCGAAAAGTCTTTATCTTCTTGCAGTAAGGTTCAGGACGATAAGCATAGAGAACCGGTAGTTTTGGGAATCCATGAGCAAAAGGCGTTCTTTCTTCATACCCTTTAGACAAATCCCATTGATAAACCATTTTGTCCGTGATAGTCATAAAGCAGATGACCTCCGAATCATCCATGAGCTTCTTTTTATACTCACGTGAGAAAGCAATCATTTTACCTTCGTCGTTAAAGAACGGGTATAGCTTATCACCTCTGAATGGAGACCATAACACGCTTTTCAGTTTCTTGGTGGGCTTGACCTTGCCACCGAACGTAGTCTTAACTTTCTTCCAAAACTTTGCCCAAAACGAATCATCATCGGTAACATACCAATATTCTGCCGCTTCTTGTTCGGAGAGCCAGGCACGGACAATCTTCTTGTTTTGGTATTTGATTTTGTTGGATTTAAATACAGCCTTTACCGCATCCAGCAGCTTCTTTTCATCATCATCAGTCGGAGTGCAATCCATAGACGGTTCTGTGCCGACCGTGAAAGCAGTTTGAATGTTCACTATATCTTGTTCCAATGGAATAGAAATACGGTTCACCGGTTCAGTCTTATACTTTGCTTCGATTTCATAAGTCTTACCAGTTTTTTCATCGAAAACTTTTTCGGATTCCTTATCAAGTACTTTTCTGTCCGGATACTTTTCTTTATCCACAATGATTTCGTGGCGTTCCGGATTCCAATCATCCCAAAGTTTGCAACGGTCGGGAAGTTCAGTCTTCCTACCTTTCTTCAGATAGTTTATCTTCTGCCCGATGTCAGGCAATGCTAATATTTCTTCTAAATTCAATGGCATAGCTTATATTTTTAGTGTGTGAATATTCCAGTTAAATCTTTCGGCTTCTGAATCTTACCAAGAAGCTCACCCAATACATAGTAACGTACAGCATCTATTCCGTGATTGTCATGGTCTTCCGGTTCGTTGATATAGTTCCCGTCCTTATCCTTTGCCCAAACATACTTTCTGAACTCGCTTTGCAAGTTGTACGAGCTTTTGGTTATATAAATCTCCATATCTTTCATTTTGTCAATTCCGGCATTGATAGAGCCTGCACCTTTCTCTACGGCATATATCTTGATTCCTCCGTTGTGTATCTCTTGAATCAAACGTGGGTCTGCGCTGTCAGCAATGACTTTCAATCCCCACGGGCGAAGAGTCTTGATGATGTCAGAAGAAAGCAATCCAGTACGGTAATCCACTTCATCCAAGTAAAGGGCGTTATCAACGATACCACAACGAATGGAAGCAGACGGGTCATGCGTATAACCGAAGTCTTGCCCGAAAGCAATTTTCTTTGCCCAAGCCGGGAACTCGTCAACAATTCCCCACTTCTTGAACACAGCACCTTCTGCAACGTCAGCCCACCGGCCGATAACCACATGAGCATACTTTTCAGGATTACTCACCTTCATATCTTCCACCTCTTTCAGGAACTCAGGAGAAAGGTTATCCAAGTTATCAAAATACGTAGTATGGATATGGAGCACATTCGGATGAGTGGAAATCTGAACCTGCACACCGTCAATCTCTACCAGCTTGTGAGTTTTCTCAATGTATTTCTTGTAGATGAAGTGATTGGAATCGCATGGGTTCATTATAATGATAATCCGGTTCTGAATACCCTTCTTGCGAATGGAGAGCATTATCTTGTCGAACTCATCTTCGCTTGTCCACTCTTCCGCTTCATCGCAGACGAAAGTCGTAATGCCTTGAATGGATTTCAGTTTTGCTGTCTGGTTCCCGGAAGAAGTCTTGATACCCCGGAACATGATACGGCTCTTAGTCATCTTATTGACTATGTCCGTCTTTGTGGTCTTGAAATATTTCGTGGTACCGTCCAAATCTATCTTCTCCATCATTTCGGGGATGATAGACATACCGGCAGAAACCATCGTGTAACGGGTGTAAAGAATCTGATGAACTATTTTCTCTACGGGAGTCATTTCAAAAGTCAACCGCTCAATAAAGGTAGAAGCATTGAAAGACTTTCCCGAACCACGCCCACCGGTAATAAGAATTATAAATTTTTCCTTATCCTTGTATAATGGATGGTAAATTTCTTGAGGTACTATCATTTCAGCTTGTCTTTAATCCAAGAATCAATGTTGATGCCATGCTCTATGTCTGTTGGAATATCAGCGTCTTCATCTTGTTTGCGCTCAATCTTTCTCCAATCTTCATCATGGTGGTACAGCCAAACGGACATTGCTTGCAAATTAGGAGCCAACTCGCTTTCGCTTACTTGTAATTCATCTTCGCCCGTCAAATTCCCTTCTGAATCACGGAGCTTTCTTACCACGGTGCTTTTGGTTTTTATGCCACCGAGAGCCATTGCAAGGAATTTAGCCCTTACAGTGGCATTGATTGTCGCGCGCCCACGCGCTAAGACTTCGGATATTTCGGTGTACTCACTTTTCTTTTCGCAGAATGTTTGAGGCAAAATCCCTATGGCATAAGCAATTTCCTTGTCAGTGAATCCCTTTTTGGCATACGATTCCACGAGAGAAAGAAATTCCTCGCTTGTATAATCAAACTTAGGCTTTCTTCCTCCTTTACCTTTTCTATTTTGAGATTCACTATTGCTCATAATTTTAACCGTTATTGTTACCCATATAGACACGGCGAGAAATTGGCTTGTTTCCATAGACATCAACTCCTCTTTTTGAGAAATAGCTATCTATTTTCTCAGCATATCTTCCCATTATGGATTTCGTTCTATCCCTTATGTTTCTTTGTCTTGCAGAACCTAACCCGTATTGTCTTCCAGCATTGTACATTATTCGTCTGGACTGCTGATATAACTGGCTATATGTTTTCTTTCTAACTCAGCTTTCCTCCCAATAATTAATCTATTCTTTCTACTTGTTCATCAAAAACTTCTCCCTTTATAAACTTCATATCTGGTTCATACCCGAACCTTTCGCAGAAAGCGGCTTTAGCTTCATAGGTATCGAAGGACAACATCACATAGGCATCCATGTTCTCAGCTTGCTTCTGTGCGTTTTCTTTCACCTGATGCTTGACCTCTTTCATGTGGGCTACCTTTTCAGCACGTTCCAACTGTTTGGCGGCTTTATCGGCTTCTTTCTGTTCTGTTACAGGCGACATTATGCTTTCCAGTTCGTCAGCAATGGAGCTTTCTTCTTCGGTCTGCAAAAGGAAATCAACCCCAATCATATTCAAGTCGGCATCCGTCAATCCTGCATCTTTCCAGTCAATATCAGGAACAATACGGGCAAGAGCGTCAAAATCCCAAGAACCTTGTGCATTAGGGTTGTTCATTAGAATATTCAACTCCTTTTCCTGCTGTTCGTCCACGTCAATGACATCGACACGAATGCGATAGTCGTTATCGGGAAACTTTTGTAATTCGTCCATGACAGACAAACGCTGGTGCCCACTGACGACTGTAAGCCCTGTACGCTTATTCACAACTATTCCACCTACCAATCCGAATTTCTTGATACCACGCTTTAATGCTTTGCGTGATTCATCGGAAAGTTTTCTCGGATTGTAGTCTGCAAAACGAATGGCAGAACGGTTAAGTTCTACCGATTCACTCTTGATATATTTACTTAGTTCCATACATATTACTTTTGTTGATTATGATACTCCCAAAGTACTCTTTCAGCCATCGGGAAAGTTTTGTAAATTCTCTGTAAGTCCTGTGGATAGTTCTTCTCCATCCAAAGCATACAATCAAGATTGAAGCCTACTCCCGAACTGGCTTTCAATGAATACCGAACTGGTTCGGGTAAATTATGCTGCCTCATATAAGCAAGAATATCCTTTTGTGTCCAATCAGCTAAAGGATAAACCATACCGTTATTCTCGTAGCCGTTTACCTCATACCCTTTCAACATAAGTCTACGATTCATACCGTCAGCTTTTTTCATGCCCAAGAATGTATAATAAACTCCATGAGTAAGTTGCATAGCCTTTACCACATCTGCCAACTTCAACAGCTTTACTTTCGGATTTGGCACACAATACATACCGCCACGGAGAATATAAGTAAGATTCCAATGTGGTACTTGAACAAACTCTATTTTCGGATATTTGGCTTTAGTCCAGTTTATCCAACGGTTAATATGTTCCAAATTCTTGACGAAATACATGAACACGCAAACAATCCGGTCAAACTTCGGATAGACTAAATCAAGCAGAACAAGCGAATCTTTACCAAGTGATAAAAACAGTAAAGCCTCATTCGATTTTACCCGAATGAGGTCTATATATTGACTCGCTTGTTCTACTTTGTTCATAGCTAGCCACCACTTAAACCAAATGAAGTACGAAGATCACTGTAACGCTGTCTGCGTGATCCTAACTGTGTGGCACTTGCTGTACCTCTACGATTGGCAACCAATCTACCACCTGCCCCTGCACCATTCATATTTCTGCGAGGCCCGGCTACTCTGTTAATTCTTCTTGCGACTCTGCTTTCTAATTTTAAAAGTTAAACAAATCAATCTATATGTTTTTCTAATATCTTGCCCAAAGTATAATTCATTTGTGCAGCAAGATATTCTTCGCCTTGATGTTCGTAAACAATATCATTACCGTTTTCATCTGTGAGAATAACAGCTTCTGCTGCTTTCACTTCAACGATAATATAAGGACGTTTACCTGCATATGCACCTGTCAGAAGCTTGATTGCATCGTACTTGATAGGCTTCAATTCTACCTCACCTTCTTCAGGCAGTTCTGCATCAGCCGGATATTCTTTACCGCCACATAGGTAAGTGATATACTTCTTAGCGTTAGTTGGTCTGATTTCACGGTATTCGTGGGTTTTCTTGCCTGCCAAGATTTCATCGAAATACTTCTGTTTGATGCTTAATGTAAGAATGTTCATAATCGTGTCATTTTTTTAATTAATACTCAATAGTTGCGGGGGGCTGAATCGAACAACCGACCTTCACCAAGTCAAAGTGAAAAGCTACCACTGCTACACCCCGCGATAGTACCCCAAAGGTACTACCACAACCAAAGATAACGAAATATCTTCAATCGTTATACACGACAATTGGCTTATTGTCGTGAACTAAGCCATTTATCCCGTCTTTCTCTACACGCCTCTAAGGTAGGCGCACAACAAGCAAAGAGTTCACCACTTTCAGTACGGTAATCGTACTGGTACATTCTCACTCTTTTACCTCTCAACCTGGTGTTGTAGGTAGTGTAATTCTCTTTGCCGGGCTGGCATACGCTGCAACCGTTTACATTTATTGAGTTCATAATTCAAGTAATTGTTTCGTTTTATCCACGTCTACAAAACTCGTCCACCCTGCTTTATGCAGCTTTATAGCTGCCTCTCTGATTGTGATTTTGCCACTCTTGACACTTTCTTTCAAAGATTCTAATATATTCTTCATTCTTAATTCATTTTTACGTTCAATCTTTCTTCACTCGTATAAGCCACTACAAGCCCTGTTTCATCATGCTGTATGGTGATGTACTTTTCACCCCTCTCTATAGTAGAGAAGTCATAAGGGGTTACCATCTTACCCAATACCTTGCCCAGTTGCTTCATCAGTGGGGCTTCAGGGCTGATAACTAAAACTAAATATGCTTTCATAATCGTGTATATTGTGGTAGCCATAAGGCTACCGGATTAGAACTCAACCAATATCAATCTTTCTAAAGAACCTGATGCTTTCACCCACATATGATTATGTCCGAAACCATAATCGAAAAACAGTTTAAAATAAGGGTATCTTACTATTAAAGAGTTCATACAGCCTCTTAACTCGTCTTCTGACATACAAGAAGTTATTTCATTGATAATTTGAACGAAAAGGTGTAAAACTTCTGGTTCATTATTCAATAACGGTTTTTCTATAACTGCTTTTAAAAATATATTTTCTTTCATATTCTTCTATATTGCGCAGGGCTTTCGCCCTGCCGATTTATGTTAATGCGTTTTATCCTCATGTAATAACTCGCAGTAAACTGGTGTTGTGGCATCTGTGTGCTTATTGGCTATAAGAACCTCATTACTATCCCAGTTAATATATACCTGTGTAGCAAATGCACCGAAAAACTGAATTTCTTTCGTGCCAAACAATACCACCGCGTCATCATTTACATTTGCAAGTGCTGCAATTAATTCTTTCTTGGTCATATTCTTTTTTGTTGCGCAGGACTTTCGCCCTGCTGGTTAAACTTATAATATCGTAATCTCTTTGTTGCCTATCTCTGTATCTACATTCAGAACCTCGTACTTTTGAGCCTTGTAATTATAAACGACTTCACAGGTATTGAAACCTCTACCATCTTCTCTTTGGTCATAAACAGTATTTATATGCTGATACATTTTATTGCCTAACATGAAGTTTATCTTACCTGATGTACAGAAGTAGAATGCTACTGCATACTTCAATGTTTTCTTTTCATCAATCTTCTTTGTTGCCATGATCGTATATCTTTTAATTGTTATTACTTCGTTTCTGACGATGCAAAAGTAAAACTATATTTTTACTTCACAAAGAAAAAGTCATTTTTATTTTGACTTTAACCTTTATTAGTACATATATAGTTTTACCACAATATATAATGAAGTATATTTGCATTTAAAATAAGTAACCATGAAACTAAGAATCAAAGAAGCAATAAAAGAACAGGGTTTTACCGTTCAATCTGTAGCAGATAAGATTGGAAAATCAAAGCAATCACTCCACGGTATTATAGAAAAAGGCAATCCTACAATAAACACATTGTCTGATATTGCCGATGCTATCAACGTTCCTATAAATAGACTGTATGAAGAAGTAACCGGAGAAGGTGAACTCACCGCCCTTATCCAGTACAAAGGAGACTTTTACAAAGCGAATACAATAGAGGAACTAAAGAAAATAGTGATAGCAATTGAAGAAAAACATTAAATCATTTGCTTTGCAACTATAAAATAGTTACATTTGTAAAAATATCAAAGGCATGGGTACGAAAGAGAAATTAATAGAACGGTTTAAGAACCAGCCAAAAGACTTCACATTTGACGAAATGGAAAAACTGCTATTCATTTTCGGATATGTGAAATCCGACAAAGGAAAGACTTCTGGGTCAAGGGTTATATACAAGAATGGGAACAAAAGACCTATCATGTTACATAAGCCACACCCCGGAAACATAATCAAGTCTTATGCCATGAAGCAAGTACTAAATGATTTGACAGAAGCAGGATTTATAAAATAAGGAGGTTTTATATGAATACATTAAAATATAAAGGCTATATCGGTTCAGTCGCATTTAGCGAAAAAGATAATGTCTTCTTTGGGAAAATAGAAGGCATTGATGGACTTGTAAATTTTGAAGGTGAAAGCGTAAAAGAACTTACCGACGCTTTTCATGAAGCAGTAGAAGATTATTTAGAATACTGCAAAGAAGAAGGTATAGAGCCTCATAAAAGCTATTCCGGTTCATTAAATATTCGTATCTCGCCAGAGGTACATAGTAAAATTGCTATTCTCGCTAAACAAGCCGGAATATCAATAAACGCTTTTATTAAATCAGCCGTAGAAAAGCAAGTTGCAACTATGTTATAACCAACTATGGATAAAAAAGAACTATTTATTTGTGAATGCAACAGCATTGAACATCAGATTGTGATGTCATATTTTGAGGATGAAAAGGAAGTCTATTGCAGTGTACACCTAATACCAGAAAGGAATGTATTCAAACGTATTATCCACGCTGTTAAATACGTGTTTGGTCATCGAAGCGTATATGGAGACTTTGACGAGTTTATCTTCAATCCTAAAGATGCAGATAGATTACAAAGCGTTGTTGACCATTTGAAAACAGAAAAGCCGGAGCACTAAACTCCGGCTCATTAATTGATTAGCCCTTTGAATCTTAACCGATTTACGATTTCGGTATAAAGATACTCTATATCCCCGCTGAAATCCCCATAGTTCTGATACAAAAACACGACATCAGCGCAGTTGTCGGAAATTGTACTCTTGGACTGAACCCCAAGTACCCTTGACATCTCTTCGCGTAACCCAGCTGTCATTTTCCCACCGGCAAGCGAACTTGGAGAAAACAGGTACAGGATAATGAAGATGAACTTCTTCCGCTGGGTAACACTATCAATACAAGGGGGAAGACTTCTGCTATTCAATAGCTCAACGAAGATTTTATAGATATCCCTAATAAGGCTTTTATCTCTCAAAATTGGTGAAGCTAAGGCGTTTTCTTCTTCTGAAAGTTCTGATTTCTCGATACGAATCTTTTTAAGACGAATTATTTTGTTAAAATCCAGTTCCATAACACGATTATTTTAAAAGTAAATAGTATATTTGCATCATAATCGTGTAAGGAAGAGCTGATTCATGGTCGTGCGTGGGTTGGCTCTTTTTCATTCTTCCCCATTCGTGCTGACGAATGGTTTCTTTTCCAAATCATAGCAGGTGATATATACCCGTTTCCCATTAACATCACATAGAGCAAGGGCATATCCTTTCTCCAGTATTTTAACCGGCTGATTGTCGCAATAGACAGTACTTCCAACCGGAACTCTTATAAAATGACGTACTATCATTTGATTATCTTTAGCTTGTTATACCAGCGTGAAGAGAAAGGGAACCACCCGATTAGGAATGATTCCCCGAAAATAGTTACTTTATATAGTTTGCTCATATTTGTTCAGTTTTGCTCTAATTTATTCTAACGTACTTACCTGCAATATCACAAGTTTTTATTACCTCCGCATTATCCTCACCAAAAGCGATGAGAATACTACCACAGCCGGGAGAATCTCCACGAGTTCCGTCTGGACGGAAGAATCTGATTCGGTTACGCAAGAATTTCATTGCCGTTGCCTTCTCGAATATCACATCCTGAAACATCTTTGAATCGCAACGATTGAAAAGTAAAGCAATGCCGTTTCCATGTTCTGCCATCCGTTTAACGAAACATTCTATAAGAGGACGGGAATAAGGTGGGTTCAACCAAACGCGACCTTTCCATTCCTGTTTTAATCCATCGTCATTTTTGTTGTACATGACATTTGCCGTTTTATAGGGGGGGGCTACTGGGGCACATGGGTCTAAATCAAATTCACCCAATGCGTCTATAATTTCTTTCGGTGTGTACCATTCATCGGTACTATTAGCCGATTTTTCAAAGGTTGTATTCATTTCTGTTCCGTTATTAGTTAATTGGCAGTTTCATAAAGCACATCCATATCGTTTTACTTTGTCGGCCAGTGGTATGCCCAAACAAAGGCTTATAAGGTATAATGGA